GTTTCCCAGTCACGATCAAAGAATTTCTTCTCGCATGCCGCTCGACAAAAGCGGTCATTCACCTTCGCCCGGCGAGCCGAAACAGGCTTGCCACATTCGGTGCATTTCTTGTCCATTTCAACCTCACGTTGAGCCGTGCTCAAACCTTGCTTTTACGCATATCCGCGACTGCGTAAATGTGACAGAACTCCAACGGGGAGAACGTATCTTGAACGTTCTCGATAGCCTGATCTGCGTCGAACTCGCCAGCCATTCCTGGAACAACGAAGCATCCCGGCGACACCCGATCGATGAAACCGTTTTCGATAAACAGCTCAATCACAAACTCAATTGCGTCCTGTTCGGTTTCGAAAAGCAGTATCGACTCATCGCCAACGCTGTCTATCTCAATCGTTTCCGAGAACAAAAATACTGCGTGCATCAAAAACTCTCCTTGAGTCTTACTCAAACTTTACTTTTTGATCAGCGACGTGCCTTCACGTATGGCCTTAGCCCTTGCGTAAGCTGCCTCTCCGATTTGATTCATGCTTGTCCGATGACGATCCTGTCGATCGTTTCGCCACTTTTCCCTCTGCTCTTCATTGAGCATGGACAACATGCTCTCGACGTCTTCACGCTTTCCTTCGTCGCCAATCAGAAACGAGTCGTAGGCGTCGGCAATTTCCAATCGGTGTTCGAAAATCCACTCGCTATCAATGCCTCTAGCTTCGAGCCATTGATCCCAGCCAAACACCACTGGCGTACTTTCGTCAGAACCCCCGACCTCCTCCGCGCCAAAACCCGTAGATAGAAGAGCAACACACACACCAGCTACCTCTAACGAAGGCGCGTAGAAAGTGTACGGATCGCTTGGATTGATTAGTCTGAAAAGCGTCAGTTCTTTAGTGCTCATTTAAGAATCCGCTCTGATGAGCGCCTCAAAACGTGTTCGTGTTCGAACTTGTTTCCTCGGATCACGTTACGTCGATCCCCTCAAACCACACCTAAATCCGCGTTGATTCCCCCTCAAACTGCATCTTCGTATTCGTCGTCCCACTCAACGCCCAACTCCTCAAGTCTGAGCCGAACCTCTTGAACCGTGCGCCTTCCGATGTTCGCTTGCAACTCTAATTGCTTTGGTGTGAACCTCCGAACCAACTCACCGACGTAGATTGCGCCGAGATGCTTCTCAATCGCGTTCACCGTCTTCACTGCCAAACCGATCGCGGCCAAAGGAAGCTCCATAGCTGGAAGCCTGAGCGACTTCCCTGTCAGCTCAAGCTCCGCCTTCTCTAACACATCCCTAGCCGCGTTGAAGTTCCCTAACGAAATGTGCATCGCGATGCGTTTGCCGAACGAGTCGCATTGTTCAATGTCGAATTTCGTTAGGCTGTGTGGCTGTCTCACTGAACCTGCTCCCGTCGTTCAAGCCACTCTCGATATCCAGCGAACAGTTCTGAATCACGAATCGATGGCTCAGCGTGCTCGGCCAGCGTCTCCACGAGCTCGGCGAGTTGCGACCAATGGTTGTCACGTTCGACAACAAACTGACGGTCGAAGCCGCGTAGCATCTTGATTGCGTCGACAACGTTCATTCGACTCCCCTCAAGAGTTCCAAAGCCTTTGCGTAAGCTTGTGACCTTCCCTTGGCTTTCAATCGATGCTCGTAAAGCCTGCATGATTTCGATGACTCATCCGCTTTTCGCTTCTGGGCCTGCAATCGCTTTTTGATTTGTTGAAGTTCGTTATTGGTCATTGCTAAACCACGATTGATTCAGGTGTTGGAATGTCCTTGTAGGCTTCCTCAATGTTGAGGTAATGCTTGGACGTGATTGTTGGATCCGAGTGCCCTCCGTGAATCCATCCAGTTCCCTTGCAGACAGCCTCGATGTGCGTGATCGATGACCGCCTGATCTTGTGGAAGAACTGACCGCGAGGCGACTCGAGTCCGGCATTGCGCATCGCCTGCTTTGCAATCACTACAAGCCTGTCCGGTCCTGCCCACATCGGAAACGCAATCTCTCGCGCTGCCGGATCAATCGCCTCAACGAGTTTCAAAGTCGAATCGTTGATGCGGCACACCTTTTGAGCGCCTGTCTTGCCTTGAACCACCGTGAACGTTTTCGAACGTAGCCAATCCATTTCGAGCCTTAGCAAGTCACCGCGACGAAGTGCGGTATCCCAAGCGACCGCAATGATGGCCTTGACGAATCGACCCTTGTTCAAGCCTGTGCGAATAAAGGTTCCCTTTAGTTCCCCAGCCGCCTCTTGAAGCCGCTGCATTTCTTCAACATTCCAAACGTCAATCAATGGCCTCGGGCACTTGATAGTTTTGACCTTGCGTGGCTCATACTCTGAAAGCCCGTCCTCGTTTGCGCCGCGAGCCAAGACTAACAATTGCGTTCTACGTGTTTTGGTTGTGTATCGAGACGTCGCGTTGTTCAGTGACCAAGTAAGGAAGTCGTTGAGGAACTCGTCGGATAGGTGCTTCAATTTGACGGGAGAACCGCGCCAGCTATCGATCCTTCGAACAACCGTCCTGTATCCCGAAATGGTCGACGCTGAGAGATCCCTCGCAGCGATGTAGTGTTCTAGGTAATTCCTCAACTTCATTTCTGCGCCCCCACGCAAAACGTTGGTCAATCGCCCTGCAATGCCGCCTTGCATCCGGCCCTAATTTCTTCGATCGAGTCTCCGCGTTTGTCCCGCTCGTAAATGTGTTCTTCAAGCCACTCCTGGCCTTTTCCAATGCGTCGAGCGGAATCGATGAAACCGGCAATTTCCATATTCCGCTTAACCGCAGGGTCGACGTAAGCACTCTCGGTCTGACTCTTCGCCTTGGCCTCCGGAACAAAATCACGCCACAAGCTGTCTCTGATCCATCGCCAAAGATCCTGCGGTAGACGATCCGCTTCACGACAATGCTTTGTGTACGCTTTTGTCGCGATGAGCAATTTCGACTGATCCTCTTCGCTGAGACCGCGAGCCTGATCGAACGCTTTCGCCTTGCCGACGCGCCTGCCATCTCGCGAAGGGCTTGCACTCCAGACTGACTCGAACCACTCCGGATACTCTTGCGAACTCCGATTTTCCGCCTTGCGCACTGGTAAAGACGTAGTCTTTACCTCTTCTCTTCTCTTCTCTTCTCTAGTCGCATCGATGTCGCCTTTGGATGGCGACACATCGGCGACACGAGACCTTTCGGACTGCTTGTTTTTTGTCTTAACTGCCCTCTGCTTAGCACTTTGCGACAAATGACGTTCAAACTTGGGAATTTTGATTACTGGACGCTCTCCGCTGTCGTCATACTCGAGCCAACCGACGTCGCACATCAATTCCGGAAAACCGGGAAGGTTCACAACACGACCGAGCGACACAAGTGCGACACCTGTCGCCGTTCCGTCGCCACATTGTCGCGACACCCACGACCATATTTTGTGACAGTAGCCGACGATGTGTTCCTCACGTTCGTCCATGCGATCAGCCATCTCGATCACTGCGGGATCTTCATAAAGGTCGATTCGCATTTTGATCCAGTCGCCAGCCATTTCTTAACCTTGGTGTCCGTTCCAGACTTGCGATAACCGTTAGCTAAATCGCATTCGAGCCATTCGGATTCTTTTCCTCGAACAAAACGCCTTGAACGTGTTCTCTCGGCTCCATTCGAACCGGCTCATCAATCTGTGAGTCGATACGAAACTTGATTTCTCTCGTTACCCTCGGAAATGCAATGCGGATTCCCTTTTGTTTGTGAATCCATTCGTGGCACGAACGGCAAAGCGTCATCAGATCCTCATTGCTCTCCGCAAATAGCTCGTACTTCCAATGGTGGACCTGCAATTCCTCTTCTGACTTGCATCGCGAGCAACGATAATCGTCTGTGCGAAGCCGCTTCTCGCGAACTGCGATCCAATGTCTCGTTTGCCAGTATCGTTCTCGCGCAATCTTCTGAAGCTTTGCGTCTAACAACTCACTTGTATCCAAACCTTCATTGATCAACCGATAAGGATCGTCCTGAGTTCCATGCCCTTCGATTTCCCAATTCAGTTCATTCCGAAGCCGCTCGATCGCAGGAGCCAACCGGCTACCCTTATGCCGATTCTCAAAGTACAGCTTCGTTAGCGCTCCACGCCTAAGAAGCTCAGCAACTTGATCAATGTGAGACTCGTGGTACTTTCCTGCACTCTCGTAAGTCTCTCGCTGAAGTTCGCGTCCATTCATGGAACAAGCATCCGTTCAATCTGATTTCCAAACACGGTCCATCCTTCGACCTGCTTACGTCCAAATAACTCAAGCCTCGGACCGGGAGATACACGCTCGATGATTTCGCGGACCTCGTCTGGCTTCTCGCTATGCTTGCGACGAGGAAATTCTCCCCAGCTTCGATGGTTCTTTTCGGGAAACGTCTTTGAATTGCCTCGCGTACCGAGCAATAGAAACTCGTGCGATACGCGCCAAGTGTTCCCCATACCCATTTGCGGCTTGACCCACACAAAGCACGAGCGATACTCAAAACCCCATGACGTGATCACCTCGAACGCATCTTTCAGAAATGCATTTGTCGTCCACAAATGCAGTTGTGCGTTATCGGCAACCATTTCCTCGACACCCATCTCGCAGATCTCGCGAACGGTCATCGTTGGGTAATGGTTATCGGTAGAGCCCCGTGTTCCTTGATTGCCGTACTTCCAAGGCGGGTCTGCGTATACGCAGCCGAAGTTTCGACCGTAGAGGCTTTCTTCGTCTGTAATTATTTGGTCGAACAACTCTTCCGGTTGATCATGGTCGATTGTCTCAGCAGCTTCGCGCTGCTTCTTTACCTTGCGAACGATTGTAGAAACGGCGGGTTGAGTAACGCCAAAGTCAGCCGCTATTTGCGACTGTGTCTCTCCCGCCTCAACCCGCGCAAAGATAGACTCGCGTGCTTCCTTTGGAATCTTTACGCGGCAGTCGTGCTCAGGTTTATAACTATTGGCATTAGTGCCATTAGTTATATTGCCGTACTCCCTAACCCACTCGCGAGAAACCCCAAGCACACCGGCGATCGCCTTCTGAGAATAGCCAGCTTCGCGGAGCTCGCCAGCGATCTTCTTTTGCTGTTCCCTCACTTCTTGTTTCTGTTCGTGCGAAAGATTCCGCCGTTGCATGTTGAATCTGATCGTTGCCGCTGGCCGCTCTTCTTCCGGAATGTCGACGATGATTACCGGAGCATTCTTGTCGATTCGGTATCGATGGTGACCGTCGATAATGTTTCCATCTTGGTCTACAACGATTGGATGCTTTACGCCATTCTTCTTGATGTCTGCTTTCAGTGCATCAAACTCTTCCGTAGTCAACGGAGGAAGAACATCTTTGAATGGGGTGTTGAACTTAGGCATTCCGTTCCTCATCAATATCAAACGGGCATCCCTGCCCTAAGCGTCCGCATCCTGCGTGGTTTCCCGCCTGGGAAAAGTCCTATTTACCGTTCGAGCGCTCGCCACGCTTCGACTTCATATCTTCGACCTTGGCTTCGCACAGTCGATTGATAGTCTCCGCCTCAATTAGCTGAAGCTCTTCGTTCTCGAGAATACCGGCGTTCTCGCTCAAAAATGAGCACGCCTTTTGAGCTACGGCTTTGACCTCGCTCACCTCTTTGCATTTGGCAAGATTTGCAACGAGTCCCTTTTCGACCTGGCTGTCGAGTGCCTTGAATGCCGCTTGTCGTTCTTCGGCGGTTGGTGGCTCGGGATTGTTGACCGGCACGCGCGAAGTTGTTTCGGCAGTCCCTTCGACAACGTCAGCATCGTCGTCCGGATCAATTCCAATCTCTTGGCCAGTGACGATCGCGTAGATGCGACGATAGAGTTTGCTTTCAGCCTTGCCGTGTAGGAGATCGTCCGAGTCAGTCGGGTACCATTTCAAGGCAATACGAAAATCGCCTTTCTCGGTTTGCTCACAGACCAACGAGTCGGGCTTGCCATGAAAGATCCAGGTCGCCGAAGCCGGTATCCGAGCGTGATGCTTCTCGTTTCCGTTCTTGTAGCGACCACATACGACGACCTCAGCTATCCCGATCGTAAGCTCAAGATTCGAAAACCCTTCGAGCTCGTCGAGCAATCGTTTGAATCCCTCTTTCGTCGCGTAGAGTTGGCCTGAGATGATGTTCACCTCATTGCCAACCATCCGGAGCCCTTTGCTAAAGGCTTCGATTGCGACGTCGGCGACGACGTCGCGTTCGTATGGCTTCTTCTTGTCACCTTGGTTATCTGTCTTGAAACCAAGCTTTGTGTTCTGGAGCTGCATTAACGCATCAAGAATCGGGCCTTGCACTGCGGTGCGAAGTGTCTGAATGAAACTCGATTGCAAGGCCATGCGTTCCACTTCATCTTGGCACGCGAGCACTTCAGTCCGAGCCTTACGAATGAAGTTTCCGAGCTGGCGAAGCTCTTTGCGCTCGACCTTCAATGACAGTTCGAAATTACCGCAATCATCTGGATCGACGTGATCAGGATCAGCCGTCGCTAATTGCGTTGTTTCCGTTTCCTGTGTTTCTTCGACCTCTTTCGTATCTTCTGCATCCAGCAATTCTTGGTCAGACATTAGCTAATCCTTTGACGTCGTATTTAGGATCCTTGGGTTTATTGATCTCGCTAATCGCGAGAATGATCTCGTGAAGATTGAGTAACTTGCAGGGTTGATGGGTGAGCGAACAAAGTGACTCACCGAACTCGGTTTCGCGATGGTTTTCGAGGCTGCAACCGCCAAAGCAATGGCCGTTCTGATCAACGTACTCACGTTGAAACTTGTTAAACTGCATGACCTCCATGCACTCGACTTGTGACCACGAACCGTCTCGATACAGTCCGGACTTGACCAGAACGAACCCGCGCAAAATCGAATCTATCGAGTGATGCCAATCCTCAAGCCTCTCAAGGAAGCTCCGCAACCTAATTGCATCCGGGTCCGATTCAACTTGCTCCGCAACCCAATCATTGCGAGCGTTGATAATCGCCACACGCTTGTCGTACTCATATTCGTTCTCAAGCGATGGAATCATTCGCACGCCTCCGAGTTGCTACCACTTTGCGCAAACTCATCGCGAACAAACTCAACAAGGTCATCCCAAGCCGCTGGGCAGCGAAGACAATCACCCGCCTGAAGCAGAGCGAGAAACAGCCTCCCGTCGCTCATCATGAAAAGCGTTACCGCCAGTTCCTTTGTCGTCATCTCGATCAAGTGCCAATTTGCAAGCCGTTGCTGTATTAGACGCAAGCAGGGCTCGGCCTCGAGCTGACGCAATGTCCATTTGCTTTTGTCTGAGACGAGCACGCTTTTTCCGCCAGCGCTCAAACTGAAAACAGATGAACTCGTGGATGATGAGGACACTGACCGCGGTTGCAAGAATAGCCACTGGCGTATCCATCGCTTCACCTTTGCAATAAAGAAGGATGGGCAGCAACGCACCGTTTCCGTACGTGAATCCTTGTCGTGCGCGCCACCCACCCCACGTTTGCGTGTCGAGTTTGGTTTAGCAAATGCCACGACGAACCTCCGCTTTACCTGATCTGCGAACAGGAATACATCGAGGTGCTTCGACCGTGACTTTCTGTACTCTGGGGAGATGGATCACAATTCGTCTCGCTTCCGCTGCGATTGAATTTAGATCGACTTCAGACAGGTCGATTAGGACCTGATCATCCTTGAGAACGAGCATGTGATTGCCTCCGTGCGTAGTTGATTGTGTTTCTTACACGAATCAAAACTAATCGGGGCCGCTGCTCAGAATGAGCAAGAGGCCGGGTTTGGATACCGGCTCAGAAAATGGTACATGGGTTAGCGTGTACCAAAAAAATAGCCGACATCAACATTGACGCCGGCTAGTTTATTGACTTTTGACAATATGTCAACAGGGTTATGCGACTTGTGGGATATTTTTTGAAATCAGTTCAACGGCTGTACATCGCAAAGCTTTTGCAGCTCGCTCAACTGTGTCAAGTGTTGGAACCCTTCGCCCAGCTTCGAGTTGCGCCCACGTAGGCTGCGATATCTTCATTGCTACTGCGGCTTGCGCTTGCGTCCATCCCAGCTCAAGACGACGAGAGCGGATGTTTTTGCAAAACGTATTGTGCATATTCATGTCCATGCCTCCCAGTATAGACGATCGGCAATCGACCGCAATGAAAGTTCTTCAAAAGCCCCCGGTTGTGGGTTTGTCAATGCGATGTCGGCTTTCGCGCTTTCGCGCGTAGCGTATCACGCCACAACCGGGGAAGTGCGGGTGAAAGGATTCGAACCTTCACCCCATTGCTGGGACATGGCCCTCAAGTACCGGAACCTGACAAGTCGATTACGACGCTAAATTCGTTAAGAACCTTCGCCGCTTGCTCTAAGATGTTCGTGTGTCAGACGAACTTGCTAGCGTAGACAACCAAAGCTGTTAGCGTTGGCTGCTCGAGTTTAACCTTGAGGTTTGCAACGTGACTTTGGATCGTGCTGGTTGAAACGAATAGTTTTGTTGCGATTTCCTCGATGGTTAGCGACTTGCCCAACAGGTCGAAAACGACCTGCTCACGTTCTGTTATTCGCGCGTGCCCCGGTTTTGCTGCTTGGGAAATGGTGCAACACGCTACGCTTTCGAGTTTTGGAACCGGGTAAACCTTTACGAAGAATGCATGTCCATCGAACTCCGTCCAGTAGGTTGATTCCTCTCCAAAAAAAACTGCTTGAGCAAAAGCAGAACGAGCTTGAGATTTTGTCTCCGGGGTGATGACATCCCAAACGAACACACCCCTAAACCGCTCTACGTCATCATCGGATTCCCAATTGGAACTCCACAGGACCGAACCACGCGAGCAATACAAAGTAACAATTGGTGCGGATATCGAAATTCTCATTACAAAAATCGTGCACTCATGGATAGCAACACGCACGAACGTCGGCAAATTGGAAGCCTCGTCAATTATTTGGAGGCTTTATGGAACAGGAACTTATATCGCTCGTCGGTCGATACATCGAAGATCATCCCGACGAACTATCGTGCAACTACAAAACGCAGCTCTTAAACACAATTGCAGTCTTTCGCAAGTTCTTGGGTAGCGCGCCGAACGTCGCGCACTTAAAGACTGATCTGGTTAATGCTTGGCTGGCTTGGCTCAATGACACTGGGCGCAGTCAAGCGACTAGAAAAACCCGACGCTCGGCAATCATGGCACTGTGGCGGTTTGCGTATGAGGAACGGCTCACCGACGAATTGCCACGCGCCAAACGCATCAGGTTGAAAGCTCAGATACCAACCGCTTGGTCGGCAAAAGAAATAGTCGCAATCTTGCGACACTGCGAAACCCTAAAAGGTCGCTTGGGGAATGGACTCCCAAAGTCGTTGTTTCTGCAAAGTCTCTTCATGGCTCTATACTCAACGGGGCTGCGAATAGGTGATCTGTTAATGTTGCGCTGGGATGACATTCACGGAGACGGTTCGATCGAAGTTGCGCAGGCAAAAACTGGACGAGTCGTCATTCGTTATTTATCACCGTCTACGATCCGAATTCTTGAATCTTCCGGAGCAAAAAACCGAGACTTAATATGGCCAATGTGGGGAACGGAACTCACAAAAAGGAAAAACCTTTTCCGAGCCATTCGGATAGCGATAGAATCGAGTCCGCTCCCAGAAACCCGAAAGGGCACATCGAAATGGATTAGACGGGCCGGAGCTACGGAAATGGCTCGGCGTGGCGGTGAGACTGATGCTCAAGCGTTTTTAGATCATACATCAATTCAGACCACACGGACGCACTATATTGATGCTAGGCAAACCACTCGAGGAATCAGGGGTCCAGATTTCGCAGGATACCTTGAAGGAACGGCAACGTTGCCTCACGCTCGTCAAAGCAATACGGGATGATTGCTCGGATGAGCTTACAGAAATGATTTTAACAAAAGCGATGACTCAGATATCGACGGGCGAGGATGGGACATTCGAGCCTGAAAGCAGAGAATAGGATTTTTAAATGTCGCATCAGCCACCGCAAAGGGCATCGACCGAACTACTCGAACGCATCGCAAACGCTCAAGATGCGACGTTCCGAAAGCTCTGCAATGTATACACCTGTTTGGCGTTCATCGCGTGGACATTGATCGTTCTGACCCTCGGCCTCGGGTTTACATGCCTTTCGGTCCTAATGCACCTAGACAAAACCTAAGAAGCCGGCGCTAGATCACGCGAACGTGAGGGACATCTAGCGCCGGCAAGCGACGGAGCGACTCTATTTGTCCAAAATCAAAACCTGGACGTCGCAGGCGTCTGTGTCTGCTTTCAGTTGCAACGTCGTCGAATCGGCGATTTCAAACAACGCTTGCTTGCCGGGCCGAATCTTGCCGCAAGCTACAAAGCCCGTATTGTCGACGCCGAACTCTACAAAATTCGTATCGTCCAGATTCTTGATACAAATCATGCCGCCGTCGGTTAGGTCGCCTTCGTCAAGATTCTCGGCGCTCGTTGCGATAGCTTGAACGCCAGCTTTCGACCGTGCATTTGTTTGGTCGAGATTGAACGAGCCGCCCGGTTGGAATTTGTCGACGAGTCCGCCACCGTTTACTTCAAGCCCGGTCGTGATTGTGATTTCGTTTGCCATTTCAAAGCCCTCTAAAGTTTTCGTATCGCAACGGTTCTTTTGGTTCCGTTGTTGTCTGTAATGACGTCAGCCGCGACAAGATCATTCGCCGCAAGCGAAGATCCGGTCATGTTCCAAAACGTCGGGATGTAATTCGGAATGCCTCGAACGACTCCGGCGTCCGTGATCGTGACCTCGCGGCCGCTCCCGCTGAACACGGTGCCTTGGTTAAAATCATCTGTTACCGCGTAAAGCGGCGCGGCAATCGTCGTCGACAATACTTGCAAAATCATCATTCGCGATAGCCTCGGATTCGGACCTCGGCGTCACTCACACCATTGCAGAACCCAGTACCGAAGACCCAAGTTGCTGTCATGTCGAGCGTGTCACCGTTAAGCAATGTCGATTGAGAAAGCGGGCTATACCCAACCGTGGCTTGATACTCCCAAACACGATTTTGCAGCGAGTCTGCATACCAAACAGCGAATGTTAATTCGGTTTGGAAAACGTCCGAGCTCACCTGCGCATAGAGTTTCCATTGGGTACCGCCGAGAAAACAGTTTGTCTCTACCGTCGTGAGCGACCATAGACACGGCTGCAACTCTTGAGTGAGCACAAACTGCCCGCCATAAACCGAGCAATTCGAGCAAGCACCGTTTGAGAATCCGAGCGAATCGATTTGGAGTTTGAGCGGCGTTTTCCCAACCTGGAAGAAGCTACAATCTTCACCTTTGGTAATGGTTCCCGTTTCTCCGTCTGTGCAACATTCGCGGTCGACTTGAGCTCCGATGTTTGGCAATCTCGAGATTACGGGCGCAAGTGTTCGCGGCTCGGCGATTCGTGTTGTCGGCATGTTCTTTTTCATTAAAGCGCAAACCCCGTCTTGAGCTCAGTTGTATGATCGCCTTCAAAGCTCCAGCGTATGTAGGTAATTGGCGCGAGCCGATTGTCGGTTGCATCTTCTTCCGTCGGGTCAGGATCGAGCGAACCGTCACTCGCGAACTTGAGCAGGTAGCCGATCCCCTCTGCCCAATTCCAAATCCCCTTAACGCGGACTGTTGCGCGATAGCGATCGTTTTGATATCGAGCAACTGCTCCGGTCAACGCTTGATTCATTCGGTCGCGGTCGCTTCGGAGAACTACGCCAGCAGACGGGCTTGTAAGCTGAGCCCCTGATTCGTCAAGTGCGTAAACTGTGTTTGGGCAAAGCAGCCACATTTCGGCGTCCGGCATCGCCATTTCGTAGACGCCCTCCGAGTTGGGCGGATTTGGCGAGCTTACTAACTCATGCTCAACCGTTAACCGTTCGTCACTTCGAAATGCGATTGTGATCGTTATATTTTGCGTCGAATAAACCGGATCAGTTTCAGACGGATATGTCACTAATGACAACGCCCGGCCCGCGGCTAACGCGTGATTCGGGTACGCGTGAAGCTGCACGCCCCATTCAGTTGGAAGCGGTGAAACGCCGACTCCGGCCCACTCTGCTGTTAAATAGGGTTCGTTGGCGGCTGGGTCGGATCCTTCTTGAATGTAAACGGCCGGCGGCAAAAACGGATTCTCGGAATCAGTGTCGCCAATTGCGGTTGGTGGGTCGGTCGCGTAATCGTAACCTTGCCGCAACGGCGTCCATGCCAAAGTTTCCTTGACGAGATCTTGGCTTGCTCCGCGGACCGAGAACGACTCGCGGCCAAACCGCGTGACGCTTGGAATTAACGAAGCGTCAAAATTAGCCGACTCTTTCACGACGAACCGCTGAAACACATCCCGAAAACGATCGGTCGCACGGTACACGTCGTTGATCTTGTCAGCTCCGAAAAACGACGTTTGACGGCCAGCCGCTTCCTCATAGTCAATAACCTGCGAAGCCGTCCAGCCGTTGTCGAGTTTATTGTCCGCTGGAACTAGTGTTTGTTGGTAGCTCGCACAAACGACGACGCGGTTTCCGACGAGCCTGATTTTCGAATACTTTTGACTTGTGGCGATCGCGACTTGCGCCCCGACCAAGTCGGGATTGCCGACCATGTCGAAAGTTGCAATGTTCGGGTTCGCGTGAAGCGTTACCGAATCCGTTGTCACGTCTGCCTTGGCGAGCGAGTAAATGTAAATCGTAAATTGCTCGGTTCCGCCTTCTCCAGTTGTGTACTTAATGAACCATTCGAACCCAGCGGACCGCGGAATGATCGTATGCAAGATGTCGGCAACGTTAGTTATTTCCTCAAACTCGAATGAGTTTGTATATCGGTTGATATCTTGCAGCGTGTCCGGGTCGCCATGAACGAGCCAAGGCGGATCGTCTGGGTTTGTGGAATGCATAAACTTTTCGAGGATGTATTCCGCATAATCTCGGCTCGTCCACGTTGAACCGTCTTCGCTATAAACGAAAACGTTTCCGGTCTGAACGGAGCTTGAGCGGTTGCCGACAATCGCGTTACGGTCGTCCGTCATATTCATTGGCGGCAGCCATTTGATTTCCTCAATGTCGTTGTCGGTTTTCCAAAACGATCGCGAGACTGATCGACGGCGAAGCAGTTCGTACGGCCCGGCACAATTGAACGTTTGAAGGCCAGTGGCCAAATCGCCCTCATAGGTTCTTGCAAAGCTCTCCCGATTCTCTTCCCAAACCTTACCAATAAATATGGTTTGAAAATCCGGATCCTCGCTGGTGCCGAAATTGTACTGCCAGCGAATCCAGTAGTCCTTGATATCCAGGGGGGCAACGCGTTGATAATCTGTTTGGCCCGGCCGCTGAACATCTCCGTATCGATATCGAAATGAAGCCGTCGGCAAGTCATGCGACGCGCTCGCATCAATGACCTCAACCGGCTCAACTCCTTGGATCTCCGTCCATTCCGCGTCTCGCCATTTTTCTTTATAGGCAATCTTCGGAGCGAAGTTTTTTCTGTTGACGAGCACCATTAAGCAACCGCCCTTACTCGAGCGCGAAGCTCGCCACGGAAGCCGCCATTCTCACCTACTGCGACAGTAATGACCGGCCGGCTTACAGATTCGACCATGTGAGGCGGTGACGTTTGACCAAGATCGTTAAGAAATGAAACCGTCGACGATTGCAAATCTCCAATCTGTCGAGCCCACGCGAGGCAATTTGCGACTGTGTCGTAAACGACTAGCTTGACGTCGTAAGGTGCGCCACGTTTTCCGATACGCTGAAAACCGTGCCCGTCTACGCCAGTAACTGCCCACGTTCTGACGACCTCGCGCATGCCGTAGTCGGAAACGCCATTAATCAAACTGCAACTGATTCCGCCAAAGCTCGGCATGATTGACTCCTTTCCTTATCGGTCTGCGTCGGGTGTCGATTGTGTTGGCGGTCGGTTCATGCGTTTAAGCTCGTTGTTTATTTCGGTAAGCTGTTCGTTTTCTTCTTGTCCCGATGTCAAATTAAATAGGCGCGCGGCTTGCGGACCGAACGCCCCAAAGCCGCCAATTAGCGAACCGAACTCCTGCGCGAGATTGGTTGCTTCTTCATTGCCAGACATCTCTACAATGTCTCCAGCCCTATCGTTGAGATACCGATCGTACGCGTTAACTCCTTCGGCAAACTGCTTTGCGCGAATTTCGTCACGTTTTGATTCGATACCAAAACCACTACGCGCCAAAACAAGCTCTTGCGCAATCTCCTTTCGAATGCGAGCCTTGTCTGCTTCGATCAAGCCAGCCGTTTCTGGCGATCCTTCTAGCGCCGCCCTAACTCCTTGCATCATGAACGACTCGTCGGTTCCTGCGCGGTTCACAACGTCACCAACCTTGATCATGGTTGATTCGATGTCCTGTAGATTTTGTGAAAGCAGCGTGTATGCCGTGTTTAGTTCTTTCGATTCGCCCAGAAACTGTTTACGGTCGCTCTCCGGCATTTGCTGAATGACACGCAGCGCTTCGATGATGCCGAGCCCCTTTGTTTCCTCCGTTAAGGCGGCTTTGGACGCAAACGTAGACAGAGATGTTGCGGCCGGCTTCGCGGATTCAAACTGTTTGGCAAGAACTGATAGAGTTGCAATCGTTTCAACAGCCTCGCCTTTGTTTAGTGCCGAGCCTTGCGCGGCGATCGGCAACGCTGCCGCCATTTCCTCAAACGAAAGATTCGAGCTTTCTGCTGCCGCTTGAACGGCGTTGATTGATTGAATTGGGTTAATTTGACCACGAAACAACCCTGGGCCGCGTCCTGCAACCGTTGCGGCCGCGTCCGTCCCAACTAACGGACGAAACGAAAGGATTCGCTCAAAGTCTGACTCGAACCCTTCCGACACGGCCGAAAACAAGACGTTTCTCGCAACGTCTCTTTCAACGCCAAACTGGGCGGCGGCCGCATCCGCCCGTTGGTTAAGCTCCCGAACTCGATTTGCATCCCCGCCACCAACTTGAGCAAGCCGTCTCCGACTCTCGGCAAGCCCTCGAGTTTGATCCTTTGCGGTCCGCACTTCGTCCTGATAATGTCGCAACGCTTCTTGAGCAAGTTGCCACGCCCCAGCGATTGCAGATACTCCGGAAACGTATCCCTTTAATTGGCTGACGGCCTGGCTGCCGAACCCATCTTTGGATGCTTTGCTTGCCTTTTGGGCTTTGTCCTTGACCTTGCCAAAGCCTTGCTCCATTTTGTTTTGTTGTCCGACGATGCGTTGCAAACTTTTGAAAAGCTTGATTTCGTCACCAGTCAACTCAACGCTTAATTGTGGGGGCATTGGTGATGGCCTCGAGTATCTGAAAATCTGCGATGGACGGAGCGTAGTTCGGGTTTAGTCCAAGCCGCCAACTTGTGAAGTCTCGACGGTGTCGAGAGATTGCTTTTTTTTTAGTCCGTACTCAATGTAGGTTTCGAGATCAACGAGAGTCGCTAATACGTTGCGAAGCTCCGTTCCCGTATGCGTAAACAACTGAAGCAATGCAACCTCGTCAACGCCTACGTAATAATTGGCGGCGATTGCTTCGGCTGCCTCGTCGTACTCGACCGTGATCGTTCCATCGGTATAAGCAAACTTGTCAAACACGCTGTTTGCGACTTCCCAAAGGCGACGGTATTTGTCGCGAACTGCGCCAAGCACCCAAGCACCATCACGCCGACCAACGGCACACGGCAAGAGCTCAATTTTGTCGAGAAACCCCTCTTCGTTTTCTTTAATTGATCGCGCAACCGGTATTAGCCATTCCTCATCATTGGCGAGCTTGACACGGTTTCCTCGCAATTGTTCTGGGCGCTCGAGATCAGCGGCTATTGGCTTTTGCCCCTCATAACCAATCCAAAACTCGCCCGATTCAGAACGAACCCACGTTTGGCGATCTGGATAAAATCCAACATTTGTCACGACTCCGTCACGACCAAACACAATCCCAGCATCGCCGCTTGGCCCTCGTTCGCATCGACACGCAATGGGCTTTTCGTCGAACGCGTAAGACAAGCCGAGCGACTCGATTTGCTCGAGCGGCATTTGCGGCTTGTATATTTCAGCAAAATAAAGAAACGCCCCCATCGCTCTGTCCTTTCGTTTTGGCGAGTCCCAATCGCCGAATTCGAACTATTCAGCCGAAGATTTCGCGCTCGGCTTTCCCAGCAGTTCTGCAAGTTCTGCCTCGTTTAAACTTTCAACTGCCCGCAAAGCTTGTTTCTTTCCCATGCCGAAGCGACTAACCAAGACGGCAACGTATGGGTTCAATTGTTCAATTGGTTTGTTTTCTTCGTCGCTCATATCGTCCCTTTGAACTAGGTAATTGCGATTGCCGTCGTGATGACGGCCGGAACATTAGTTCCGTCGTACTTCAGCGGGAGAGAAATCGAGCATTCTGAACTTGCGCCGCTCGTTGCATCGCTGACCGTTTCGACGTGCGCCAAGCCGGCCGCTGTAATCTTGATATGTTCGGCAGTTCCGTTCGCGACGAAATGGGTTCCAGCTTCGGCTCGCTTGCGTAGGTAAAGCGTGGTGTTTGCGTGCGTGCACGCTAAGCCAGCCATCGGGATTCCGCCCGAGTCGGCAAACCATTTTGACTTGACGCCGCGAAATGTAAGGCTAGGCGTCCAACCCTCAACTGAAACAAAGGTTGGCCAAATATCGGAATCCGCGCCTTCAACTCGAACTGATGCCCCGAAATCAAGCTCCCAAGACCGGCAACCATCAAACGTTGTTCCGCCGAGCTGAATCGACCCCATAGCGAAACGCTTGTCGTCCCCAGATAAAGATGGCAAGCTCTGCGATTCTGCGATAACTACCGGGTTATTTGTTCCGTCATAGATCGCGAAAATATCGTAATCAAGTGATGCGTCGCCTTGATGGTCAACCGAAAGACGTCGAGGAACGATGTAACCGCGCGCAACCGTAAACGATCGATGGCTTGAGCCCGTGGCGCGGCCGGCCGTCGATTCGTCGTAAAGCTGGCCATATAGAACAAGCCCCGGTTTGCCGGTGTCCTCAATAATCTTTTTTCCTGTGAATCCAATTTCGTCAAACCAATCGTCAAGGCGATTTGTCATCAACGAGCCGTTAACAACTTGCCCTCGAATAAACGAGTGCCGCGGATACGCGACGCCACTTGACGCGTCTCTCTGTACCGACGAGTCGATCGCAAGCGTTTGCTGTGCAACACCGTCAAGAACAACGGCGGAGCCCATGTCTTGTGTAAACAGCCGGGTTGCATAAATGCCGTGAATTTCCGAAACGGACATTCCTATTTCCTTACGGTTTTAGTGTCGTTGTAACCGTCGATGTTTGATTGAATCGCATTGTCAAGCGTCGCGACTAGCGGCCGTTCTTCTTCCTTGGCCACTCGGCGAACCTCATCACTCATCACGATTCTTGAATTTGCGTTTCGGCGGTTGAGCCCGCGCGCATGAATTACGACCTTCACGCCTTTTCCGGTTGCTCGAATGTCTCGGATTCGGGCAAGGTTCATCGATTCGTCTGACCAGCGAAGCGGATCCTTGTGACCCTTCGATCGAACCTTGCGACCGGTATACGATTTAAAAAACTCTTTTCGGCTAAGGCCACTTTCCTCGCCCTTTCGGGGCATGTAATTAAGCAGCTTCGCACCCCGTCGAGTGAACCGAAGAGGCAAATAGTTTTTGTGAAATTCTTTGCCAAGCTCCTCGTAGGACGGTTTTAGGATTTCACGATTCCAGTCGCTCTTTTTCATTGATCCTGGCACAGCACCAGTCGATCTGATTAAAACGGCCCCCATCATTGATCCGGCCCCCAAGTAAACTCGATAACGGCCGTCTGATAATCTCCCATTGACGCAACCTCTTGATCCGTCGCTCGAAAAATCGATAACACTTGGCACCGCTCAATCATTACTCGATCGTCCGTATACCCTTGATCTAAGATTCCGACGAAGGGATCTGCCTCGGTTGTTTGTCGAATAAGCTTTCCAAGCATGTTCTTCCAACTGCGTTCGCTCTCCTCAAAGTTTTCGTTCGCCGGAGCGTCTCGCTCAAATCGCGCTACGAGCGTTCCGCCAGCGACGTAGCTATTTGCTGCACGCTTAACCCATCGCGCCCCGTTCAGTGGCGACGTGTAGACAATGCAAAACGGGCGAACAGCCTGGAGCTCTGCAAGCGTGTGGTGCTCGGCCCCATTTGCGGGCTCAGGTATCGCGTCGTAATAAATGTGCTCGGCCGCCTCATTGGGCGTCGCTTTTCCAGTGAATGTCAAGAAATGCGTTGCGTTGGCGATCGTCTCGCCTAGCTTGTCTTCGGCGACAGATATCGAACCAACGGCCGCTTCGAGTGCCATCGCCTATCCTTTCCGGTAATACTCCGGTCGAGTAACGGCTGCCGCTTGGTGTCGCTCGAGCATTAGCTTTTCAGACCCATGACCAGCCGACGCCGGCGGATTGACGATTACATACGTGCCCCCGTCGTACGCGATCTGGCCTCGAGCTAGTGGTGCTTCCAATCCGCAAAACTGAGGGTGCGCCGAGTCGACAATCAATGTGACCTCGCGAGTGACAACCGTTCTGACGCCTTCATCGTCGTACCGCCTTTCAACTTGCTCGTCGGTAAAAACGGCATTGCAAAGCGTTACATCGTCAGTGGACGCTGAACCCGTGGGCGGTGTGTAGGTTGCTGTGTCGCCGAAGTACGAATGCAACTGCGACGCGCCCGATTGGTTGAAGTGGTCATCAAAAGCCGACACGGCGACACCCTCTAGGACCTCTGCTATCGATTAAACGACGCAATTGCTTACGTCGTGATGTTGCTTAGCAATTGCCCCATACTCGTGTAGAGAATTTGCTCATCCGTGTCGTGGCGCACTCGAGTAATGTCCGATCGAGCAGTTTCATCTCGATAGCTTTCGACTGCACCGCCAACTTCGGAGCCGTCTTCCGACCAATGGAACGTTCGTCCGATGCATGGCTCTTTGAAGTCTTTGGTTTCAGCAATTTTGGTCACCATTGCGTATTCGCCGGACCAGATTTGTCCAGGCGACGCGTTTTGACCTTCATTCGCCGTGTTCTTGGTGTTTCCGGCGACGATGACGTGATCAAGATCGAAAGCTGCTTGAAGCATCTCTACCGTGACATCACGAGCCTTTGAAGGGTTACCAGCTCCCGCGGAGTTGATAGCGTCCTTCACCTCAGTCACTAGACGAAGGTTTCGAAATACCTTCTTATTGACGATGAGTGCATTAGCCCAGCAACCCGTTGCGTCGTACATTCGCTGCACAGCAGCTTCAACGTCGGCGATCGGCGTAGCGTTCGCCTCATCGTCCCATTCGTTGGTAACGGCAGTCGGGGTAAATGTCGTCGTGTTGAACACGAGATCGGCCACACGCTGCTCAGCGTTCCGAAGAACGAAGCTGTACGCTCGCATTGCGGCGACCTGTTCAGCATCGAAATAGTTTCGATACATCTGTGCTTCGCGGTCATCGACGGGCTCCTCCCAGCCATTTTCCTTGCATGCGAAGGAAACGTCGTCGAATTCGTAGTTGCCGCGGTTGTAGTTACCGCCAGGCGCTCGCTTCGTATCACCCTGTTGCAATAGCTGCTCGATCGGGATGATTCCAAACGTTCCAGCAGCGACAGAGACCTCAGCGATTGGCAAGACACGATTTGCGACGAAGCCTTGTCGCTCCATCATCAAATCGAATTCCATGAAAGATTCGGCTAGGTCCGGACGTTGTGTCGCGAGACTTGAACTAGGACTAGGCATTTCATCTGCTCAATTCTCCAGTATGCAAACAAAACGCGAGAGAATATAAAAGCCGCCCGGCTTCATTGGCCAAATCCACCGGGGGCGCATACTGGCTCGTTTACGTCGCAGCCGTATCGCCGTGACTGTTGTAAATAACCTCAATGACATCGTTTGCAGCGGTGGCCGCCTCAAGAGCTGTGCCAACCTGAAACGCAGTCGCTTGAGCAGTGTCCTGAACTTGGCCGCTAGTCTCGGTGTAAACCGTCGCGCCCGCTGCAAGTGCTTCACTTGCAAGCATCTTGTGTGTTCCGGCTGCCGTGCGAAGCTTCACGGCGATTTCATCGCCGGCTGCAAAAGCTTCTCGCGTAGCAGTTCCAATGTCTTTGTCTGCCAAGCCGGCAACCGTAATTTTGCCGTCCGAGTCGAGCTTAACTCGGGAGTAAATCGGAATGGCGGCATCGGCTTCGAATGTTTTGTGATTGCCATCTACTTGTTGTGACATTTTGCTTTCCTCGATTAAGGCCGCGTGGCCGTGTTTGTTATCGGTGTGTTGCCAGCGAGGCAAGAATTCGCAGGCTAGTCTTTGTTAACTTCAGCAAGCATTTCTTCGCGCAGTCCTGGCTGATCTCGGTTGACTCGAGCAACTGCATTTGCGCGACTCATACCCGACGACACCGCATCATTAACGGCTTTTTTCCACTCAGCAGTTTTGGTTAGAGCGACTGGCGAGCCGCTTCCAGATGTCGCAATAGGCAGTTGGCCAGTTTTAGCTTGTGGCGCTGGAGTAGCTTCCGCGGCTTTCTTCGCGGCTTCTTGAAGCTCGGCGTTTTCAGCTTTGGCTGCTTCCAGCTCAGTTGCGAGCGTTTCATTTGTCTGCGTGAGATCGGTAAGAGCGGCCTCGCTGACCTCTGCAAGAGTCATGTTTTTCTTGACGCAGTCCAAGACAAAAGTGGATTCTGCTTTCGGCAAAATTCGTTCGATGTCCGCGATTGATGCCGCGGCGGGCTTTTGCGGTTCCGACATTTCAGGTTCCTTCGGAGTGACGCTTTTTGAGCCGGTGGGCGCATCAACGATTGATGCAAAAACCCATTGCGGCACGGTGTTTGATACTTCTAGCGGAGCTCGTTTCGCTTTTCCGATTGACGATACGAGTCCGACCTTGAGTGCTTCCTCTGCCGAATACCACGTTTCTTTGGCCATGACCTGACCAACCTGATCGGCCGAAACCTGCATTCGGTCTGCATAAGCTGAAATCATTGAGTCGCGTAGTTTTGCCAACAGGTCAGCAGTGTTCTTGTGCGAGTTCGAATCGCCGCCGACCGGTGAATGCGGCTCGTGAATCATCACGAAACCGTTTTCGGCAATCTCTACGTCATCGAAGGCGGTCATGATGTAGGACGCGATCGAGCCGGCGAGCGATTCGACGATAGCGCGTTTCGGACCTTCGTACGCTTTGAAAGAGTCGTACAGTGCCAGCCCATCAAATACGCTACCCCCCTCACTATGGATTCGAACTGTCAGCATTTTCGAGCGGTCGGCGGCATCCAGCTTGTTTTGGACGGCTTGAAACTGAATGTCCTGGCCAACAACGCCGAACAGATTAATCTCGTTCACGCCTACCTCCGTCATCGGCCGCGGCCGCAATTTGTGGATCTTGCATCGACATAGTTACGCCCGATGGCATCGGAAGCGAAATCAGATCACGCCAATGAACTGGCTGATTATCTTCGATCGACTCATTGATTTTCACAGCTTGCTTTTTGGCTCGAATGATTGCTTGGGCGTTGTCGCTTACGATTTCGTCGCTAACCTCTTCCCAGTCGTGCCCCCGTTCCGCGTGAAGCCTACGCGGGCTAATCAATGCGTTCTCAAGCCTGAGCTTGTCGCCTTTTGCGTCGTCAACCGGATCGATGTACTGCCATGACGGTGCGTTGAACTTGTGCTTGAACACGTCCACGCGACTCGAATTAGCCATTAATCGCAAATCAGCAGATTCCTCTATCCACTGCTGAACTTTCCATTTGTAGACCGGCGTATGGAACCGACGCACTAAGTTGCGCTGGTTGTCTCGAAACCCTTTTCGCGCTTCATCGACAGCACCTCTCCAGCCAGAGAAGTTGGTTTCAGAGCCATCCATCAGCACTAGGCATAGCGGCAGCCCCAAGTTGACGCCAATCATTTGCAGCATCAGCTTGACGTGCTCGAAGTACTCAGAGTTGGGCACGTTTGGAGAGAAGCCTTGCAGCTCCTCTCCTGGGTTGCCCTCAATCATCATGGCCGGCGACAAATTCTCAATCTGACGAACTTGACCAGTCGATGTCGTTTCCGTGGCCTGCGAACCAAACCCACCGTCGGCGCTTGGTAAAGGATCAGAATTAGCGGCTTTCTTTTTGAAGATTGCAAAGCAAGATACAACTTGCTGCTGCACAAGCTTTGCAAACTGAATGTCTTCAAACATGCCCGTTAAAGCAAAAATCGGCGCGAATGCGGTCACACCTCGACGCAGTGATTTTCGCTTTGGCTTGTAGACATGGAAAAAGGTGCGCATCCCGTTTGTGTATACCTCTACGGGCTGTGCGATTTCCTTTTTGATTGAACGGCGATCTACCGAATCTGACATGATCCAATATCGCACGTGTCGGCCGAATGTATCGACTTCTACACCTAGGTGCGTGTTATCTCGACTGGTGCTTGTCTGAATAACATGCGCTTCGTGCATTTGAAGGTGGCCAGAAACCAACCCCATAAACCCACAATCGCCATCAAGCAGCATTGATCGCATCGCCAGCGATTCAAAGTCATGAAACGAACTTTCGCCTACAATGTCGCAATCGCTCGACTCGTGACTCCAATCTTGCCATCGTTTCCAAAGTTCAGCGTCAAGCTTTCTGGATCCAGTTTTCGGATCGAGCGTGAACCCGTCCTGAACAATGTTAGCGACCGCCCTATCAAGCGTTTGCCCAACGATCGCGTCATTGCGGTCCATATCGCGAGCTTTTTCGATGTCGCGATAGTACGCTGCTTCGTTGCGATAGTGAAAATCCGCAGGCCCGCCTCCCGGCGCAAGCCCCGTGCGCTGACGAACAAAACGGCTAGTCTTGCTCATTTCGTAGTCAGCACGGGCGTCACGAAAATCAGTTACTACACTGATGACTGCGCCTGGATCTTTTGAACCGCGAGTAATCATCGGAAATCATTCTCCACGGCGAGAAATCGAACCCTGCTTTGGTTTGCTCCCGTCTCGCGGGCTTTGACGTACGCATGGGCACGTTGCAGCAGGTCGTTGACTGTGGAGTGACTCATCGTCATTGACGCACCATCGCGCGCAGAACTTTGGGGCCGAAGAATAAGCCAACGTTTTGCGGCCGTGATAAACTTCTTGGCACGGTCTACGCTTTCTGTTTCTTCAAAGTCAGCGTATTCGATTAGCGCTTTTTCGATCTCGTTGATCTTGATCGTCATGCACGAAGTATATGCATGAAAATCAATGTGTTAACTCGCATGCCACCAACAAAATAAACGGATTCCCGGTTTCCCGGATTCCGGGTTTTAGTAGTCGGCTTCTTCAGGTTGATATATCTGCTCGAGCAACCATCGCATAGCTTGACCAGGACGCTTAATTAGCGTTCCGTCGTCGAGCTTCTTACCGCTGTCTTCAAGGCCCCGTGTCAACTTCTTAAGAGCGACTGACTGCCTCCGCGTCATCGACGTAAACTCAACTCGTTCCGTTCGCGACACGTACGCCCCTGGCGGAATCTCCCCGAACGGGATCGCTAGTTCGACAGTTTCGACCTTAAGCGACGGCTCCTCAAGCATCGCTACAGAAGAAACAGATTCAGCATCCACCTGCGCCGCTTCTTCCGTGCTTGGCAGCACTTCAGAGCTAGCGTCGGCTTGTTGCGACATACGGTTGTCCGTGTTGGTTCGTGAAGATCTGGCCTTCGTCCCCGCTTGCTTGGTTTTGTCGTTTTGCGACTTCCTGCCGTTTTTTTGCATGTGGGTCTCCCTTCGGAATGAGACGTACGCCTAAGCAACCAGCCGCCGCGGCTGCTAACGTGATGGCGTCTAGATAGTGATTGTTTTTGTTTAACGGATGCCAATAACGCTTCAGGCCTTTCCCGACTATGAACTCCTCTCGCTGCTCCTCTGCGACTATGTGATGAGAGAAGGCTACGTGCTTGCGAGTGTCGTTTGGGGCGGAGAATACTGACAAACTGCCAGCGTTAAGCATTTCGTCGCTGTCTCGAGTTGGTGTAAGAAAGCGTTGGTGAACCCAGCCCTTCCAGTGATCAACGTGAACGTTGTAGAGCCAAATTCGTTCGTCTGGTTGATGCTGAGCGTAGGCCTGATCAAACAGTCGTCGCGTGTCGCTCGACTTTCCTAATCGAAAGCGGCGTTCGTCCCACCCCTTCGAAGCAGCCCAAGGCATCCCGCCTACTTCTCGAACAAAGCTATAGACGGCGTCGGTGTAATCGCCTGAGTCAATCAACGCGAAGTCAACTTGTCCCTCGGCGAGCGTTTCTGTTCGAAACTCATGCAGCGCTTTAAGAATGGCCACTTCTGTGACTTTGGCGTCTTCGTTAACCGCTCGGCCGGGAACCTCGATAATTCCATAATCCACCACTCGACCGGTAGCGTTCATCAGCCACGCAACCTTGACCCAATGACACCAGTATTTTCCGACGTCGATGCCCAGCGTCACACGGTCGAGATCCTCCGGCATTTCACCCTGAAGCAAACCGCTAACTCTTGAGCGAATCATTTGAGACGTGATGCCTAGCGTTTCAGGTCCAGGCGTACCTATTGGATCATTCTGAAACTCGGCCGAAAACGCGTCGATCGATTTGTCCGCAATAAAGTTGTAGCAAAACTGTAAGGCTGAATGACAAACCGGCGTTCCATCCTTGAGGGTCGCGATGGGGCGGCGATACTGATTGCTAACCTTTGCACCTCGATCCATCGCCTTTCGGTTTTTCAGATAGAACGCGCTGGCGTTAAGGGCATGCTGGTCTCCATTTTCTTGGTCTGTCTTTCGAAGCGCGATGTATTCATCCCACAGATCTGTTCTTTCCGGCCATTTCTCAAGCAGTCGGTATCGCTTTCCATTCCAGCCACCCTTTTCTTTAGGGTTCGTAAGCTTTGCCGATAAACAAAAGGTGTTTTGAAGTGTGCACAGCGCCACCATCGCAAGCGACTTTTGCGGCCCAGCAAGACCAGCCACATCCATATCGATTGTTTGTTCCCTTACACCGACCTGATACTCACTCGATGCAGACTCTCTAGTCTCTGGATCATCGATTATCGCCATATCCGGGCGCAACCCGTCTAAGTTGATTCCGCGGATCGCTGCGTCCAGACCACCAAACGTCATTGCTCCGCCTGCACAGGCCAATCCCTCAATCTGAGGAAATCGAACATGCATTTTTTTCCATTCTATGTGTGTGCTCACGCCATGCAGGTGCTGTCCCTTAGCCCTTTGTGGCGCGCCCTCCAATCGCCTCACCGGATAGCACAGCTCGGGAAAGTCTTCCATAAGAAGCTCATTTGATTCAATTCGCTTCTTAATGTCCTCGAACATGCGACCAGCCATGACTCCCGTTGCCGCGACAATTACAGGGAACTTAACTAGTCCGGCTAGGAGTGCGTATATCACCATACCCTTAGTGATCTCAGTTTTTCCATCACCGCGCGGCGCTGCAATTGCCTGCGAACCGCCATACGTTGCGCAGTGCAGAATCGCGGCAATCATCTCCTTTTGGTTCTTCGTAAATGGCGTGTAGAACCGATCTGGAAAATACGTCTTCAAAAACTTTTGGGGATTTCTCAGGCACGCATTTCTTCGTCGCTTATCTACTACGCCAGGAATTGGAGATATGTCGCGATCGTCTTTCCTGGTTCGTGCAATTCGCTCTCGAAAGTAACGGTTTGAATCCGTGTTACTGTTCGTCGCGGTCTGCTTGTGATCCTTCATGAACATGCACCACCATCAGGTCTTTGATCTGCTTGACCGCCTTTAGTGCGGTTTCGTAATCTTCCGCCTCCATCAGCTTGACGTAGATTACTCTGCAAGCCTCCAAGCACCATCCATGCAAAAAGTGCCTCTCTGTTGTCGAAATGCCTCGAATATGTTCGACGCTCTTTGCAACAAGTGAGTCCGGAGACACGTTTGGAAATGTTTGTAAAATCCGCTCAATGATTTCTGCTTTTGAGCAGCCATTCATTGACCAATCCACAACCGTTTGAATGTCGCGAAGGCTAATATCTTTGGCCGTTTTTTGTCCCTTTCGGCCCCTACCACTCGCCGCCCCAGCCGATCGTGACTGGGAAAC